AAGACTCGGACCACTTTTAGCAATTAGATCTAAACCTGGATTTCTAACATATACGATACGCATAATACTTCCTAGTATGCTAAGAAGATAACAACATTGTCACCACCAGTACCACTTACGTATAGGTTATTTAATTCTGCTTTAAAGAGTCCAGATGAACCGCCAGCGATAATAGCAACTGCTTGTTCTGTGTTGTCACCAAAGAGAACATCATTACCGTTAGTGGCGGGTGCTTGAATAATAATATCACACCTGAAACCTTGAATACCAACTTGATCTTGCATAAAGGTTGGAAGGTCGTTCTGAATCAATTCTGCTACAGATTGACCAGCGGTTGGAACGTTGTAAGTTCTACAAAACATCCTCTATCTCCTTTGAATTTATCTACTATATTTATCACCATTTGGTGTGTAAAGTGTAAAAATATTATGGAGTTACAGCATATTGCCAGATATTATCATCGATGTAATCTGAGACATACATCTTTGTTCCATCCGGTTTAAAGAACAACCCCCACGGATTATCACCTTCGGTATTAACAGTGGCATATCTTGTTCCACTAAACTGTAGCGTAGAGATATCCCATGCAGTTGTCATTCTATAATCAAAGAGTTTCTCTGCATCTTTATCCATTACAAATATTTGGAATCCGTCTGGGTGTGTGAATATATTTCTTGCAATGTTTCCACCAAGATCTGCAGAAACATCATAAAACTTATTATCATAGACAGAGGAAGTTATATCCCAAGGAGTGTTTATTGTATACTGATAAATTGTCTCATGTTCCAATCCATAGTAATAGAATTTTGTTCCGTCTGATTTCATATTGATAGAAAGAGGACCAGTATCTTGAGTAGTCACATTTAAAAATTTGTTATTGTATGATAGTGTTGTAATATCCCATGCTGTTCCTAGATCATACTCATGGATCTTATCTGAGGAATTTCCAGCACCATACATCTTGGTTCCATCTGTCTTAAACCAGATACCATAGAAGAAACTATCTTCTGCGAGATCGGTAGACGCTACCTTAGACGCTGAGGTAACATCCCAAGGTGTGGATAGTGTGTATTCTGTTAGATCATCATCTGGAGCAAACGATCCAATCGTATACATTTTTATACCATCGTCACGAATATAGATATTGAATGTACTTCTTTGTTCTCCCGCTACAGGTTGTTTCTTTTCATATGATACTGTACCATCATTAACGTTCCAATAATCGTACCCACTGGATCTAAATGCGCTTCTTCTATGTGGTAAGTAGATCATTGTTTCTCCCTACCAAGCAGAGACAGTTTGAGTTTTAGTATATTTGATAACAAGACCATAAACTCTTGCATCAACATCCATAGCACTACCATCTCCAGCATGATCGTAATCTCTGGAAAGTTTAAAATGAATCAAATCACCATCCTGTACATTTCCAGTAATATCCAATTCTCCAGCAGGAGTAGTATGAAGTTGATCATCAGCAATTGCTACATCTTCTACATTAATTGGGGTGCTAAGACCATTATCCAGTTCTGTTGCGTTTCTAAATCCTCTTGCTGCAAGATAGAACTCTACATACTCTCCAGGGTTTGCTGCAGCATTACCAGGACTCCAAAGAACTTTGAATTGAATAGTTCCTCTGTTCCAGGATTCTGGCATAACAATACTAAACTCAGCGTGTGTATCATTACCTGATCCCGCAAACACCATCACATCTCTTGTCAACTTGAATGTAGAAGATTCGATTGTTGATGCTGTTGCTCCATTGGTTGTGCTTGGGGTCATCGCTCCAGCAGGAATAAATACAGAATCAATAATCTCTTCGAGAACATCTTCGATATTTGAGTGTGCTGCTTCTGCATCTACAAACGTAGAAGATACAACTTTATCAGCAGGAGTTGATGCTTCTACATCTACAAATGGTGCCATGCCTTTGAGATAGTTCTTTTGATCTTCTGGAAGTTCTACCACATCATCTGGCATAACGTTCGATAAAGACCACTTCTTACCATCCGCTTCTCAAGAAAAACTTGAGGAAGATGTACCCTTGAATTGAATTTTTACATTTGCCATATTATTCTCCGAACCAAAAGCATCCTACCTTATTTAGTCTAGATAATAAAAAAAAAGAGGAAGAGAATTAATCTCTTCCTCTTTAAGACTTACTTTTCTGACCCTAAAGATTAGGGACCAGTTGGACCTTGGGAGTCCCAGTTGTTCGTTACTTCTTCTTCCTTTGGAGTTCTTTCGTAACCACTGAAAGGATCGCCAGCAGGAGAACCGGTTGTCGAATCTGCAACGTCACCAGTGAAGTTAACGGTGATGTAACGGTAGTAATTTTCGCTACCGAACATGTTGCTGACAAGAGCGTAACGAGTCATAACGCCAAGGTGAGTATGGAACGACTCTGGACCCTTCGCTTCATCGAACATAACAGGAACGTATGGAGCATAAACGATACCTGCATCATTGGTGCTGTTACCCTTGTAACCAACTACACAGTAGTTAGTAGTTGCAAAGATATCACGGTAGACCTTGTAGCGACCAATGGTTCCGATGTAAGCGTTTGGTGCTGCAGTACCGAGAGTATCCAACTTTGCATCTTGCTTCCAAAGTTCGAACTCAGGGAGAGACTCAAGAACTGAACAAACACGTGGCGAAGCGATGATGAAGTTACCAGCACCGATACGGTTTGCAACAGCAATTTCGTTTGCAGCGTTGTTGATGATGGTCATAAGAGTACGGTAGCGCTCGATCTGCCAACGACCATCAGCAGTTGCGTTATAAGTCCAAGTAAGAACACCACCTGCTTGAGCACGATTCACGATAGCAGCGAGAAGTTCTTGGTCAACTTCTGCGGTGATTTCGTAACTCATAAGGTCGGTAAGTTCTCTGCGGATATCAACGTTGTGCATAGCGTGAAGGTCTTGTTGAACTTCGATTGGGAATCTTGCACGAAGTTTACGAGTCCAAGCACGAATTTCCTTGGAGATAACGCTGATACCAACTTCTTGAGCATCATAAGTGGTAGGACCACCACAACCTTCGATGCTATCAAACAACTTGGAATCGCTACCAATACGTTCGCCAGCCCATCCAGTGACAGGACCGGTCCAACTTGGATCTGGTTGAGCCTTGTCTGGATCACCTTCGATGTTAGCATAGCGAGTTGCACATGCTTGGTAGTTCGAATCGCTAGGATCGGAACTTACGCCACCAATCTCGACACCACCGTACTGACTCAAGCGATGGCGACGAAGTGCATATGCAAGACCAACAGGACCACTCATTGGTTGAACAGCAACTAGGTCGTGAGCGATAAGACCAGGAAATACACGACGAACCATAGGAATGGTCAACTTCTTCATTACAGAAACATCTGCAATGGAGGTTCCACCATCTTCGGTAAGATAATCAAACTGGTTCTCTAGAACGAGAGCAGTATTGATCTTTCTCGAATTATCGTCGATGCCTTCCAGAAAACCCTCACGATCCCAACGCTGGACAACTTCTTGTCTCGAATCCGAAATCAAAGAGTTGAAATCGAGTGTTTGACCATTTTTACCCATTTTCTTCTTCTCCGTTCTGATGAAAAGAAATAAACTTTTCTAACTCTATTTAGTATAAGACTGTACAGAATCCCCTAAAAAATTGAATTTTTATACTGCTTTCAATGCAGTTGATGCACTTTTGAGGAAGTGAGAGAATGTTTCTTCTTCCATAACTACCTCATTTGCTTTGTCGATCTCTCTTCTCTTTTCGTTGGAGACTTCATCCTCTTCAACGATAATCTTAGATTCCATTACTTTTTTCTTTGCGATAAGGAAACGATCTTCAACTTGATCTGCTGTTGTGCAATCTTCAAGAAGAACATTCATCTCTTTCTTCTGTGCAGGAAGCATACCTTCGGTAAGTTCTGCAACTTTGAGATCTCTCTGAGCAAGAGCAAGTTTGGTTCTTAACATTCTCTTTTCATTCTTCTCTTTGTCGATTACCTTATCGATATCTTCATTGATTACAAAACCCGCCTTCTCCATACCACGAGTAATGCTGTTCAATGCTTCTTCCAACTTCTCTTTTTCAGCAATAGCAGTGACAGCATCTGCAGCAAGTTCCTGTGCCTTCTCTTCCGCTAATCTCTTGACTAGTTTAGGAGCAGTCTTTTGGAATTCTTCAACCAACTTGGTTTGCTGCTTTCTTACATCATGGATCTTTGTGGAGGATTCGAGGATAACAGCACGACAGATCTTCTCTGCCTTACCACGAATGTTCTCCATTTCTTCCATAACTTTGGTCGTAAGATTGTTCTTGATTTTATCAGCAACCTTAGAAGTAGCAGATTCAGCAATAAACTTGGTGTATTTCTTAATGAATTCTCGATTCTTTTGCTGAACTCTTTCTTCAACAAGATCATCGATAATCTTACGAAGTTCCTTCTTTTGTGCTTCTGTGAGAATATCGTTATCGATCATGCTGGTTTCCTCTTTCTTTTCTGGAAGGTCTTTTCTTTTGGTTTTAGCAAAATCTTCGAGTTCCTTCTCAGACATGCTATGATACATTTCTTTGGCAGCACCCT